ACTCTCTATCTATTCCAACACAATAGCCCAAAGGTCTGGAATTTCCCACTTTCCCTTGACTAGCCTAGCACCCCCCTCCCATACCCACATTCACCCATCACACGCTACCTCTAATAACTATATATACATCTATAAGATACATCACATAACTAGACCGCAAAAACAGCACGTTTATTTCCAGTAAGACAATGAATAAAAAGAAGATAAGTACAAGTTGACAAATTATGTCCATGAAGTTGACAAATTACGTCACCTCGCCATCTTTTCTTGACAAATTATGTCAACATTCTAAAAAGGTTGACACTTTTTGTCACTCTCACCAGCTAAAAGCGTTATATCAAAAGCGTTATTCTATTTCTCATTATCAATAACTTACAGACCTCTTTGCAAGTCGTATCTGGCCTAACTATATGATACTACAGGGCTGTTAACTCGTTAGTTGTGAAGCTACTTATAGTATGTATGTTATCAATAAGATATAAAATGCACTTGAAAAAAGCGGCATATTGCTCCCCATCAAGAGATATATTCTTGATTTACCCCTACTGATAACAAACAGCTTATCGGACCTAGAATGTAGCTTGATGCAACAGGGTTTATCACGTTCATTATCAATAGGATAACCCTGATTTTAGCCAATTTTGACAATCGAGTTTATCACTATATATATGTATAGGATAGGCTCGATATTGGCAATATCGTCATATGACACTTGCAACCTTGCGTGTTGATAGCAAAGAGGGTTACAACTCTAAAGTGGTTAATGCGTTTGGGTTTCGCACATTATGTTATTGATAATACAGATGTTTAGTACCTCTGAAATAAGTCGGTTACCTAAAGGTATATAGGAGGGGTAGTTCTTTTTTTATCAATCTATATAGAGCAGTCGGTGGGTGCCACGCTACCTCTTCAACTTGTGCAATACGTCTTTGCGAATGAGCTTGTCATAAGCTGTGTTGCCTATCAATCCAATGGGACGCGCCAGCACATAACGTCCGTCTCCCTTAGCATCGTCGTCCACTATTCTGTGGTCGGACCCGTGGATACAGATAGTGCCATCGTTGCGGACGTGCATGATTGGCTTGGTCATTGCTCTCACCTCACGCCACCACTCTAGTCTGACACCGCCGCTAGTCAATAGGAAAATGGTAGGGGGTCGGACTAGGACGGCCTACTAGACACAGATGCACCCAACACAATGATGATGGCCAGACAAAAAGACGAAAGACCCCCCTACCCTAAGAGACTCCTTAATAGTATCGTGCAAAAATTTTTTTACCTCAAATTTTTATCAAGTGGTATTTATAGAAAGGGTGGTGGGTGTGGTATACTGTTGTCCCCCGAAGGGAGGGCTTACCACGGCCCGTTTGCGGGTGAAATCCCCGCGCGTAATCAACCGCCACTCTTTGAATCCCGGTCAGGGTGATCGGGGAGGGTGGCGGTTGTGTTTTTACTCTCAACCAACACGAGAAATACACCCTTTTAGTAGTAACAAGTCGAGTTGAGTGAGAATGGCGGGCTCAGCGGGATTTGAACCCGCAACCTCTTGATCGACAATCAAGTGCGCTGACCGTTGCGCTATGAGCCCATCGAGATATTTTTGTCGATCTCTTGAGTTACCTTGCCCACGATCCTCGGGCCGAAGAATTCCAACTTCTCGGTGTCAAAAACATCTCCATGAGAGCTACTGGACAAGTCAAAATCGTTCTCCTTGTCGTAGTTCACATACCTGGGATCATCTCCCTTGTACCCGACTGCTCCCATGCGGCCCCAAGGGTGAAAGGGTATCCAGCGGGCTATTCTTACTGCTTTGTCTGATGGTGAGTGCCATACGTGAACGCGCTGGACTGTCGGCCCAACTCTGGTCTTCCTCCCCTTGGTGTTGAGCGCAGGGTTCATAAAGACCAGTTGTGTGAATGGCGCTCCCAACCAACTTGACAGTCGTAGAATAGGGCAGCCATTTGAGTGTCCGACTCCTATCAGATGTGTCCCGCCGGCCAAATCTTTTTGCAGTTCCGCCAGCGCCTTTGCCCAGCCAACCCACGATAAAGCTAGTTTCTTATTGGCTCGGGTGAGAGTAGGGAAAGCCGTCCAGCCGTAGTCAAGCTCATAGACCCGGTAGTTCGCTCGGTAGAAATAGGGCTTCAGTTTGTCGGTCGAGCCTTTCCCACCCTTGGACGCGAAACCATGTACTAGAAGAACTGTTGCCATGTTGTCACCTCGTTAAAAAAGGAGGACTGTGGAAACGGTATCTGCAAACTAGCGTTTAGCCAGCAGATCGGCGTTAAAAAAGCCGAAACGTCACCGCGCATACACTGGTTTCTGCCATCTGCCTTATTCTCACACTGGATTACTCCCGTGCGCTTATTCGGCAGCGCCCGTCTCCAACCAGTCCTCCTAGCACCAGATTGTTACCTACTCATTCTAACATACAAGTTGACTTGTTTCAAACCGCATCGTAGTAGTGTAAGCGAGAAAGGTGATGTGGATGTTCAGCGACTTGTTCAAACTACTCATAACAGGGTTTTTCACCCTTCTCGTTTTTGTCGTCCTCCTCTTCTGGATGCGGTACGGTCGGGGTCAGAAACCGCGATGAGGAGCGAAAATGGCAAGGGAACAGTGGAGTTGGAGTTGGTGGTGCCCGGTTTGCAATAAGTATATAGGTGGAGCAGACGCCATACGTTTGGAAAACAACATCGAAGGCCACATCTACTTCCATGAATTCCTCGCCCGAATCCGCTTTGTGAACGAGAGCTTCGAAAATGGCTGGGATTCAAAATTCTACGACACTCTGTTTCTTCGTAGTTGCGGGATCAAAGAAGAAAGCGTACTATCCGAGCCGCGAGTAGGAATTAAACGATGAAAAAGCCCGTTCCAGCCGCCCCTTTCGACACTGACGTACCAATGAAGCGCAGGGCCTCGTGGACTTCTGACAAAATCCGCTTCCACATCCCCTACGTTGCTACTCATATTGCTCGTATCGTCACGCAAAACCTAATGGATTACGAAGCCGCTGCCAAACAGATTCTTGAGGCGAAGGAAGTCGATTACGCGGTTGGGAAATTGGCCGAGAAGCTTGAGAATGAGCCGCATATCCAGGCAGCCATTCAGAAGGAACTATCAACCTCCGGGCTAGATGACGCTTCCCAGGCCGAATTCCTAAAGGAAGTCTGGTTCCAATTCCGTCATGGACAAAAAGACCTCAAAAAGGTCGCCATGCAAGTCCTTGCCAAAGGATTCATCACTGATAAAGCCGGTGACGACAAGCCCCAACCTCTGCGAATCGAAGGAATGGAGGCTGGCGTAAAAAAGATGGGCCTTTTTGACAAGGAAGAACCTGGGAATACGGGGGGTGCTCCTCCTGCTGCTCCCGGCAGCGAGTCTGTAAATTAGGAGGCTATCATGCCACTCGGACCTGGAATGTTTCGTGACATTATGCGTCGTCCTGGAGGGAATCTCTATGGAGGGAAGCCAGCGGGTCGGCGTCGTGGTTATCTCAGGCCCCAGCCTCGAACTGCCCCTACTCCCCGTGAACTCCCGCGTCCTGCTGGTGGTGTAATGGGTCCGCCTAGAAGTCGTCGCCAGCGATTCGGCCTGAACTTCGATGGTTTCGGCCCTGGCAAAACCAGACGCGGCGGCGGGTTCGACTCTCTTCGCCAGTTCGTACCAAAACTGAGACAATATCTCTAATGGATGCCACTGCTGCTTCCCTTTCTGACATTCGAGAGCGCCTTGGTGAGTTGCGTCCGTCTCAGAAAGAATTCCTCTTCTCCCCTGAGCCCTACAGCATGCTCTTTGGTGGCTGGGGATCGGGCAAGACCACAATTGGTTGTGTAAAGGGTCTCATACTCTCAGCCGCCTACCCCAACAACTTTGGACTGATTGGCCGCTACCACGCTACCGACCTAGAAGACTCCACCATGCCGGTGTTTTTTGAGTTATGCCCTGAAAAATGGATCAAACCGGGTGGTTGGAAAAAGGCCCGCAAAACCCTCACCCTTAAAAACGGCTCCGTTATCATCTTCCGTCATATCCACGACCCCAATCCCAAACGCCGGCACATTACCTCAACCAACCTGGGCTGGTTCTTCATCGACCAAGTAGAAGAGATCGAAATCCAGCACTGGAACACTCTTATCGGTCGTCTCCGTCGGAAAGAAGCCATCAAACGTTTTGGGTTTGGCGGCGGAAACCCCAACGGCAAGGACTGGATTTATGACAGCTTCTACAAGGGCTACCATCCTTTTGCCGAAAACGAATTCTACCAGACCCATCGTGAAGGATCGCGTCTTGGAATCGCCGTCCGCAGCGAGGAAAATGCCAAATCAAATGGCGGTTTTGTGGATGATGACTACTTCGCTCAACTCCGCGATCAAATGGAGCCCGCGTGGGTTCGTCGTTATCTTGACTGTTCCTTCGAGGAGTTCTCCGGCAAAATTTGGAGCGAGTACAGCCTCACTTCCATCCACAACATCAAGCCCTTTTCTATCCCCTCTCACTGGAACATGGTGATCGGAATCGACGTTGGTGGGGATCATCCTTGGTCAGTTGTGGCCGATGCTATCGACGAGCAAGGAAACATGATTACCACCAAGGAATTCTTCAAACCCAGCGTGAACGTCGCCGAGGTTGCAACCTGGATCAAAACAAATCTCCCTTGGAACACTGGCAGATGTCTGTTTGTAATCGACCATGAAAACAAGTTGGCGATGCTTGAACTCGCCCAAGACCACGGAATTATCTGTCGCCCAGCCATCAAAAAAGTCCACCCTGGTATCCTTCGCGTTGGCGGGTATGTCCACGTCCGACCAAAGCCACCTTTTGCAGATTCTATTCTCCCCAACTGGTACAAGGAAACCCAGCCTCCCGCCGACTATGCAAAATGGTCGAAAGTGGGCTCTCCGAAGTGGTTCATCATGTCGAATGTCGTTCATACTCGCCGAGCATTCGACCGATATATCTGGGATCCGAAGAATCCAAAGAAACCGCTCAAGAAAGAAGACGACCCTTGTGACGCTCGCAGATATTCTACAATGGCTCGTCCGCCGGTTTCGAAACTTCCTGTGCTCAATGAAAAACGCGAATGGCTGAAAAAGGCCGACCCTGTTTCTGCAAAAGAATGGGCTGCGCTGGATCGTCGAATCGCAATTAGGATGCGAAGGTTTGGCGGGCGTGGTAGGCTGGATGAGTCGATGAGAGATGAAACGACACCGCCGAGTCTTGCTGCGAGTAGAGTTAGTGGAAAGTATGATTGGGGGGACTAGAAAATGTTTGGACTGAAAATCATCAGCAAAACCGAGTACACATTCTTCCTCGCTCGAATCGTCACTCTCGAAGCCGTCGAGGAAAAAACTCGTGACTATATCAGTACTCTCTGGAAGAAAATCGACGAGGAACGCGACCGTGCCGATAGATTGACCGACAATCTTCTCAACCAGAACGGTCTTATGGGGGTGAGTGAGGTGACTCGTGAGGATGCCAAGGAACGCGCTAAGGCTGCTGGTGTACTATCTGAGTCCCTTAAAGAAGTCTTCGCAACCGAAACGACTTTGCCAGGGGAGACACCTGTTGTTAGTCCTGAAGAAGAGGTGGAGACGGCTAAGAAGGAAGCGGAACCTGTAGCCGCAAAGTGAGGTAGATCATGGCTGATTTCACTGATCCGACAACTGCTGGCGCTGGCTTCGGTCGGCCAAATCCTCCCGGCGCTCCCGAAAAGGAATCTGCTGAAGAGGAAGCAAAACGTCTCGCTGAACTCGGAAACCCCTACGACATCCAGAACCCAAAAGCCCTGGAAACCGCCCGTCGCCGGCTTGATGTTCTTCTAGGCATCGACGGTGTGTATCGTCATTATTTCGAGCGCGAATGGTTCCGTAACATTCTCTACTACGCCGGCAAGCAATGGATCATCTTTGACAACAGCACTCGTCGTTTCCGCGCTAAGAACCTTCCCGAGTGGTTCCCGACTCCCATAACCAACAAATACGCTGAAAAGGCCGATGATTTAATGAACGCCTTTCTCCAACAGCGCCCGCCTATCAATTACGTTCCTGCAACAGCCGAGAAAGCCGACATCGCAACCGCTGAGATCGCTGACCGTTTTCGAACTGTCTTCTATGAAGAGTCTCTGGTCGATCAATGGGAAGATGAAATGGTCGCGTGGCTGGTGCTTACGGGAAGCGCCTATGTGATTCCCTACTACGACGATGATTCCAAATATGGCGTCCGGCAGATTGATACTCCTGAAGGCCCAAAAGTCTATCCCATTGGCTCTCTCAAAAGTGATGTAATTTCCAACTTCGAGATGCGTATCGACCCTCGTATTCGAAATATGCAAGATCAGCATCGTTTCGCACGACTCCAAACTCTCGGTGTGGACCTTGCTCGGGAGAATTGGAAGGAATTCGCCGGTCAAATCTCAGCCGATAAGGAAGAAAAACTCGGTCAAATCTATCTTGACGCCCTAGCCTATGTTACCACCTCATTCGGCGGCACGTCGGCTTTCGGTGTATCTGGAACGACCAGCGACACCAAAAACCCTCGTACTTCAGTCTACGAATTCAACGAACTACCGACCGAGGAATTCCCAAAGGGTCTTCGCATCGTTCGAGTCGGGAAAGGTGGCCCAATCGTTGAGTTAGGCCCTCTTCCCTACAAATACGGTGCCGGCGCTCGTAAAGGGCAGCCATTTCTGAACATCGTCCAATTCGGTCTTAAAGTCATCCCTGGTCGTCACTGGCGCAAGACCCCGATGGACGATCTCGTTACCATTCAGTCCTATCGGAACCTCATCGAGGCCGTAATCAAACTCACCGTTCAGCGTACTGGCAACTCGACATGGTTGAATCCGGTCGGCTCCAACGTCGAAAACATCTCCGGTCAGCCCGGAGAAATCCTGGACTACATGCCCGTTTCTCTCGGTGGTTCAACCTTCGCCAAACCCGAGCGTATCCCAGCCGAACTCTCCAACGTCCAACCCCTTATCATCCTTCAAAACAAACTTGACGATTCAATGGAACGTATCGCCGGGACGTTCTTCCTCCAAGGCGGTGACACTCCTCCTGGCGTGACTGCTGCCAGTGCTCTTGCCTATCTAGGTGAACGCGCTGAACGTTCCATGTCTCCTGCCAAACGTGCGTTTGCAAAATCATGGAAACAGTGGGAAGGGATGAACCTCGAAATCGCCCGTGCGAACTGGAACGACGAGAGGATAGTTACCATCGTCGGTCGCAACAAAAAGTGGGAGACGAAGAAGTTCTTACGGGCTGACCTCGCCGGGAACGTCAATCTTTCCATCGACTGGAAGGCCCTTTTCCCCAAATCCACTGCCACCCAGCGCGCAACCATCGCCCATCTAATTCAACTCGCTGTCGTCAATCCTCAAGACCCACAGCAACAGTATAAGATTTTAGAGGCTTTTGGTGAAACTGCTCTTAAAGGTTCTGAAAGCATCGACGTTCAGGAAGCTATCAAGGAATGGGATGAATTCCTTGAGAACAGCCAACCTCCGATAATGATACCTCTTGTTCAAAATAGCGTTGTCCACATTATACAACACGCCGATGTTGCTAAGACGGACGAGTTCAAAGAGATGTTGAGAGAGGAGCCTGAGAAAGCCCAGATGTGGTTGGATCACTTGAACGCCCACTACACAGACTTCATGGTTCGTCAAGCCACGATGGGTGACATGAGCGGTGAGACCCCTGACGGTGGAGAGGGAAAGCCTAGTTCAAGGAATGGTGGTGGCAATGATCGTTCTGGCCCTGTCAAAAAGGGCGAGGATGCGGCGGCGAAGGAAGTGAAAGACCCGAAGGTATTGCGGGGATAAGAAAGTAGTTGCATTGGGTTGAGAAGTTCCGTAGTAGTTTAGTTGGGAGAAAAGAGAAAAGGAGGAGGACAAAGAGATGAATTTACTCGCTAGTAGGATACAGTGCTTTGAGTGGCTTCGTGGGGAGCATCTGAAACTAAACGTTCTAGGAAAAGTGGGCCGATACAATTTCTATGGAGCCATGAAGTTTCATATAAACTTCTTCTCGGCTGTAAAGTGGCCCAAGAGCTACTTCCCGTACTTTATCTTTGAGAGGGAACTCGAAGGAAGACTTCGCAGCGGTTGTTTTCTCTATCGTCATGAGTATTCCATTCGAATCCCGTTCCCGTTTTCCGTTGTCCCGATTCTCTTGCTTTGGGCTTGCTACCCTTTGTGGCGTCTTAGAGTGATGCTTATGCGGGTGGAGATTTCAGAGGTATATTAGTCGTGCCAGCGCCTTCAAGAGCAATGCAGCAAGCATCGGCGATTGCCCTCCACTCGCCGGGGAAACTCTACGGACGGAACCGGAGTCTCCTGAAGATGAAGAAAAAGGATTTGAGGAAGTTCGCTGAAACAAAACACGCCGGTCTCCCGAAGCATACTCGTGGTGGACTCGCTGGTTTGAAGAGGATGAAGTAATGGCGCTTGAACTTAGCTATCTCTCAATTAACCGTGTGCGTAGGGATAAGAAAGGTTCGGAAGTGGACAGCCCCTCGGCTGGGGGGTACAACGCAGTTGTGGAACTAAAAAAGGATTTGGTCAATCTCCGGGAAGCAATCGACGCTCCGAACCTGCTCCAGGCTGTAAAGACCAAACTCCGCCAGGAGGTTGCGGAGAAAAGGGCGGCTCTTGTTGAAGCGAAGCGAAGGAAGAAAATTGAACGCAAGTACGAGCCAATTATCCTTGGCTCAAAAGGTTTGGGCCGTATGAAACGGTCCAAAAATCCACACTCCCGGTATCCCTCCAAATGAGAGGGGGAGTAACCATGTATAGGAGAAAGAACAATGATTAAACTGAGACAACACGAAGAACTGTTGGTCACACTGAACCTCCCCGGAGCCCAGGCTGCTGACCTCAACTTGGCCTCGTTCCTGGTGCCATTTGCGTGTCGCTTGAAGGCGATCTACGCAAAGCTCACCGTTTCTGGAACAACCGGCACGAGCGTCTATGACGTGAACAAGAATGGAACCACGATTTACTCCAGCACCAAGCTCACGTTTGCGACGGGTACTGTAGACCCAGTTTCCTACGCCGCGCTCACTGCTGATCCGACCCTGTTCGCCAAGGGCGATATAATCAGCGTGGACATTGATACGGCTCACTCGGGAACCCCTGCTGAAGGTCTCGTGCTTCTGCTGGTCCTCCAGCGCGGCAAGGCGAGCGCGCCTGCGGCTACCTCGACTGGCGGAATTGGCCCTGAAAATGAATGATGAGGTATCGTGCTAACGAAAACCTGTGCTTGTTGTAAGGAAACTCTTCCTGCTAAGAGGTTTGTGAAAAGCAGGCAAGCAAAGAATGGTCTACATTCTTACTGTAGACTGTGCCACAACGCAAAAACGCGGGCATGGGAACGAACGCATAAAAGGGACCGGAATTGGAAAGTGTTGTACACCCCAGAGAACCGCGAGAAACGGCGTTTTTGGCAACTTCGCAGAAAGGGCGTGCTCGATTTTGGTGTCAAGGAGTTCGAGGCGCTCCGTCGTAAGCAGAATGGTGTCTGCGCTATTTGTTTGAAAGCGTCGCGTCTTGTGGTAGACCACGACCACAAAAATGGTGTGGTGCAGTGCAATCGTGGGCTTGGTTATTTCTCTGAAGATGTCCAAGCCTTCTACCGAGCGGCTGAGTATCTTACTGATTCTCAGAGAACCGCCATCGGAGAAACTTTAGAGATTCCTGTCTTAATGACAGGGAAATAAACTCTCTGCCACCCCAATGGTGTCAGAAGGGAGACGAACATGGCTGATGAACCAAAAGCTGTGCTAGACCCGGAGCCTGATCCATCTCTGGTTAATCCAGACGATGATAAAGGCACTGGTGATGACGACAAGGGAGGCGACGACAAGCCTTTCTTGACAGTAAACGACCGAACCTCTTTCAAGACTGCCGAGGATGCAGTTAAGTCCTTCGGCGAGTCTGGAGAGCGAATCGCAACTCTCTCGCAATGGGAGAAGTTGAAGGATGAATTCGGTGTCGAGACTGTCGAGGAGGCTAGGGAGCTTCTCAATGAACTGGTTGACCGTCGAGCCCGTGAAAAGGCGGCGGAAGGCCGGGATCAGGACACAGGAAAGCCGGCAGCTAAACCTGCTGACGATCCAAATACTGGTCTGAGTGACGAAGACAAAAAGGCGGTTGCGTATTTTAAGCGCCTTGGCGTCCCAATCAGTGGGGACATGGACGGGTTGAGGAAGCAGATCGACGAACTGAAGACTTCCATTCAATCCGGTCAAGAGTCCGACAACGAACGTCACGCTTCCGCCATGATTGAATCAGGGCGGTCAGTCCTTACGCAACTCGTAAAGGGCGCGGACTTGCTAGGTGAAGACCAGAAGGTGAATCAAAAGCTGACGGCTAGAGCAGAACGAGCAATTCGTTCCTACCTCGAAGACACCAGCATTGATGAGAAAACTGGGGATGTTCGTCCCGGTTCTCCTCTTGCTCGCTTCTACCGTGGGGGTAATGCCCAGCGGGAAGTTGTAAAAGAAGCGTTCGAGGACTTTCTGGAGACCTTCAACTACGGCAAGACTCGCGGCGTTGCGGGCTACGAAAAGGACAAGCAAGATGCAAAGAACCCAAAGCCTCTGCCAAAAGGTGGAGCCCCTGCTGCTGATGTTGGTGCCGGAGCCGATAGAAAATCTGAATCTATGGTCGAGACACACAACAAAGCCTGGAAGGTTTTCCAGAAAACAGGGAACTTCGCCGAATAGTTTTGTCGGAGACGGGTTTACTGCTTCTTGACTTCAAAAACTAACGAGGAACAACAGCTATGGCTACTCAAACAACCACGGCGTTCGACGCGGTGCTGAAAGAGGTCTACATTGGCCCTATCCGCTCCCAACTCAACGCCAAAACCCGTCTCCTTTCTGATTTCACGAAGGCGGACATCACACAGTACGAGTGGGAAGGGCGGCAAGTAATTGTCCCCCTCCGCACCGCTCGTAACGTTGGTGTCAAGGCCCTGAAAGAGGAAGGTCTTATTCCTACGCCTGGGCGTCAGGCATACTCGAAACTGGTAATCCCCGTCAAACACTGGCTCGGTCGGATCGAACTGACTACGCGGGTGATGAAGGCAGCGCGGTCGAACAAGGGTGCCTTCACTCGTGCCATGCAGTCCGAACAGGACGGTCTGGTAGACGACATCGCTCGGCAGCGCAATCGCGCACTGGCTCAGGCCGGTCGTGGAATTCTTGCGATGGCGAGTGCTTCCGGGTCTGGTGCCACGGCTCTGCTCGTGGACAACCCCGGTGGGGTTACTGGAACCGTCAACGGAACACGCTTCCTCAAGGCCGGGATGGTAATCGCCATCCACGATCAAGCGTCTCCTGGGACCATCGACGCTCTGGTAACAATCACTTCAGTTGACAGTGGATCGCAGGTGACTATTCCTTCCAGCACCTGGGACGACAACGCCTTCATTACGTTGGGTGTCACCGTAGGTGGCGTCGATGAAGGTTCGTTGGACGACGAGCCTGTGGGTTTGGCTGGTATCGTGGACTCCACCACGTTCATCAGCACGATTCACGGGATCGACCGTTCTACTGCTGCCAACGCCTTTTTCCGCTCCAACATTCTCGGTTCAGTCGGTGCTCTCTCGCCGGACTTGCTCCAGCGCGGCATTGACAACGCCGAGGAAGTCAGCGGTGAGGTAATCGACTGCTTCTACTCTCACACTTCAGTTCGCCGTGAGGTTCTGAAGATGATGGAAGCGGATCGTCGCTACACGGCTCAATACTTGATGTCTCCTGACGCCGGTACACGCGCCGGGAAGTTCAAGGCTAACCTCTCGTTCAACGAGATTCCAATCAAGGTGGATAAGGACCTCCCTTACTCGACACTCTTCGGAGTGAACCGAGCCCGCCTGTTCTGGATTCCCGAAGTTGAAGGGGAATGGGCTGATGAAGACGGGGCGATTTTGCTCCGGTCTAGCACCAAGGACGTGTATGAGGCACGTTTCAGGGTGCTGGACAACTTTCTAAGCGATAAAGGCAACGCGCACGTTCGTTTCGATGGCATAAGTGCCACCGTGACTTCGGGTGTGTTCTCCGACTAACTGAATCACTCGGGATTGGGGGTCATTTTAATATGGCCCCCTTCTCCCGTAACTTTTTGGAGGAGAAGAGGAAATGCAAATCGAAACGCAACAAGTTGTTCTGACCCTTACCTCAGACAAGAACATTCTGTCTGCTTTGAGAGCCAACAAAGCCTTTCGCACTGACAAAGGTGGAGTTGAAAGCCTTGTTCGGCAGTTTAACTCTCAGGACTTCGAATTCCGTGCCGGCGCGAAGATTACGGTTGGAAAAACCGTTGCTGCTGCTCTGAAACGTGACACTTCTTTCATCATGGGCGACGGTCTTACCGGGCCGCTCGTTTGTCCGTTGGTCGAGGTGGGCTCGTTCGAGGCCGGCAAGGGCACTATCGGGGTCGGCGATCTCGTGTGTCCGTATTGCCATACGAAGTTCGACACCGCCCCAAAACTCGGTCGTCACCTGTATCGGGCCGCTTCAGAGTGTCCTGATTACAAGGCTGAAGAAGGCGACGGGTCGGAATCGGCGAATGAGGCAGAGGCCGATGAGTCTCCCGAACCTGATGAGCCCATTGACATCGACTCCTTCTCGGAGCCGAAGCCGGACGAGGCCGAAGTTCCGACGAGTAAGTAAGACGTTTTTGCAAGGGGAAGAAGATGGATTCTCTATCGGCCTTTCGGGCTGCGTGTAACTCTTTCGACCCTTTTCTTTCCTTTCGCTGGAGTTCTCGTATTGGGAAATGGGTCGTCGATAGAAAGGCCCTTATCCCTGGAACGGAAATTGCCTTTCTCACTCGACGGATAGCACGACTTGAAGATGCCGCTCGTCGTGCGAAAACGGCAAGGTCTGATTCCGCTGTTAATTCCGAGCTTCATCAGACCGTTGAGGAACTCGCCTCCGCAAAGGAAGGGAAACGGATAGTCTTTTTCACGAAGACTTTGGACAGTCGCACTTTCGACGCTCTGGCCTTTTCTGACATCCGGCGCTATGGTGGCTATAGTCGTTTCGCTGATGAACTAGAAAAGACCGAGGCGTATGCTTCCTCTGAGGCTGATCGGATGTTCAGAAATCACATGGAGGGAACCCACAAGGAGGCATACGAGATGCTGAATTTTCTCGACCGCAAACGTTCAACCGAACTCGAACGAGGCGAACGCCGACTAGAGGTACTTCTAAAATAATCCAATGCCCTTTAACGATCTACTGCCGTCAATCAATGGTCAGTACCTAATCGACAAAACCCTTCGCAAGTTGGGTGGGTATCGAAATGCTGTCGATGTCGTTGATGCCCTAGACGCTATCAACGAAGCCAAGGACGAGGTATGGGCGATTCTCAAGGCCACCAAAGAGGACTACTTCGCCACCTTCAGCCAAAACACAGACTCCACCCTTGACACTTTCTTTGACAAACTCACCACCACCGCTCGACAATTCACCCTCCCCAGGAACTTTCGTCAGATGAAGGGACTTCGTATAAACGATCCCGGCAAGGAAGAGATTGAGTTCGAACCCCGAGACTTTGCCGATCCAGAATTCCAAGCCTCCTACAAAGCATCGACGGCTGCAAGCTCAAGCACCGCCTCTCGCCCAACCTATTTCTACGACATCCTTGGAATTCGAACCCTTGTTCTTGCCCAGTTCCCAGAGGCGGCATTCGACATCACACTTATCTACATTCGTGCCGTGGCTGACATCGACATAGATGAAGAACTGGATGAAGTTCTATTCCCCTTCACCAACGCCATTGCCACCCGAGCGGCGGCTGACCTCGCTGCACACACTCTTCACGATAATGAGCTAGGAAGCTCTTTATATGAGGACTGGAAGGAACAGAAGAGGTCATTGGAGAGCGCGGCGGAACAACGAGATATTTCTAGGGGCCGGGTAGTCGCGGATTTCCAAGGTTAATTTTGAAATGTCCTCTTATGAAAAGCCCCGTAAAAAAGTAGTAAGATTCAACTTGATTACGGGTGAGGAAACCTACGCTTCTCAGACCGCTCAGAACCCTATCACTTCTCGTCGTGTTTCCTCTCTCATCCCAACCCTAGCCGGTGAACTCGAACGCGAGCGGCCCCGCCCAAAGTACAGCGCCTCGGTAGCTCTTGGTGCCGCTATAACGTGGCTCCACCAGTTCGACAAGAAAGCCTCTGATGGAACATTCACACGACACTTTTTTGTCTTCTCCAACTTGAAACTCTACAAAGACATTTCTGGAACCTGGACTGAAGTAACCGCAGTCGGTAATCTCGCGGGTATCCCCCAAGCCGTCAACCTCAACAACCTGATGCACCTTTCTGATGGTCAGAATAGGTTTATTTTCGATGGTATATCGTGGGTAAAGGAAGGACTTCAAATACCTCTCGTTGCTCCTGAACTTGACACCGCCCCTGCCGGAACTTTGAACATCGTCACCAACCGTTTCTACTGGACGACCTGGGTGGATCAGGGTGTAGATAGCGTTCCGGTTCTATCCTCTACGGGAAACATTGGCGGCGTTCGAACCATTGGGAACGACGGGCTCTCCGAAGTCGTTGACGCCCACATCGGTCGGTTCATTGTTATTACCACTGGCCCGTTGGCGGGAGAACGTCGTCGGATAAAAAGCAACACTGCCACTCTTTTCACCTACGACGATGAGGAACCGGACTTGGCTTTCGGTTTTGGTGACGGCTTCGATGTCGTAATTGGCAGCGTTCCAGAAAGGCTACACGAGTCCACCAGTAGCCCGAGATCGGTTGGTACGGGGGCTCTCACAAGCAAAAAGGTGAAGGTTACGCAACAGCCCGGAACTGTTACTACCAACTCTGCCAACAAGATTGTCACCGGGACAGGAACCGGCTTTTACCCTGGACAGGAAGGTATGCGTCTGTACGTTGACGGGACGGATTTTGGAACCATTCTTACTGTTTTGAGTGCTACTGTTCTTACCCTTACAGAGAATTCCCCTTCTACGGAGTCCGGCGTGGATTTTGTCATTGCTCCCCAACGAGCGACTCACTGGTACGTCTACGCCTCTGAAGCTGAAAACTCTGGTGTTGGTCTGCTACTGGCGAAGAAAACCATTCTTACTATGTTCCATGACGATGAATCTCCTTTTGCCGGTCAGAGTGGAAACCTTTTTAGTCCCATCGAGCGCCCTATCCGTAACGACCCTGCTCCTGACAGTAAGATTATGTCTGTCCACAAGGGACGTATCTTTCGCTCTCGTCCTACTTTTCCTAATTTCTTCAACTTCACCGCCGCCGAGGAAGTAGAATCCACTCAAGCTGGTTCTCCTCAAGAAAGTGTCCCCGGAGCCGACCCTAACACTCTTAGCGATCTCGTAAACGAGGCAAGTTTTCCAGACGAGTCGGATATTATCAAAGGGATGACCAGTCATGGTGATGCTCTCTACATTGGTACAGAAGACGACATTCTCCCTCTCTACGGGGACTCCATAGATAGTTTCGCCATCTCCACTGTAATCAATTTCAAGGTCGGTCAGTCGGGTAGATTTGGGGCGATAAGCACTCCCTATGGCTTTGCGTTTATCAGTCACGATAAGAAGGCATACATCTATCCTGAACAGGCCCCACCTCCAAAAGAAATGGAGGCGACCGCTATTCTTGTGGAGTTCGGGCAGCCTCAGAGGAAAAAACTGGAACTTATTAAGGGCTCGGAATTAGTAGACGTTCGAACCAAATACTACAAATGGGGCCGTCGAAACTGGTTCGTTCTTACTTATCAGGACACAAGCAGTGTTTTTCATACTCTCATCTACGACTTCGACATCAACGGCTGGGCTGAACTGTCGGGAGCAATCGCGTCTCTCGCCACATGGGAAGTAGGGGAAGGGGATACGGTTCTGGTTGGAGGGGGGACGGATGGAAATGTCTATATTCTTGACGACCTCACTGGAACGTATTCCATTACTGGCCTAAACTTTCCCGAAGGCAATTTCCGTCCCGCGCTGATGGATTTCGGCCGGCCCGACGAGAGAAACCTTTTTCGCTATCTTGAGTTCGAAGTAAGCAATGAAAACCTTCCCATTGAAGTCCGTTACTGGTTCGATCCGGTGGATGTGGACAACCCTGGAACTGGTATAATTCTAAACATGGGGAAACTCACAAATTCAGCCAACCGTTTTCGCGGTTTTCCAACTCAAGGCGGTTTTTGTCAGCGGTTGCTAGTTGAAATCAAAATCCTCGCGGGGACGGAGGCTGGAACAATTCGTGGAATAGTAGTAAAAACTGATCCGGTCTCAAACTTGGCGATATAATCATGGCGAGAAATCTTCCAACTATCCCCGGTAGCCCTTATTTCAAAATCTGGGCGCGTAGTTTAGCTCCTAGCGTTCAGGGTGCTCGCGCAAAAAAAGCTCCCTGGCAATTCAAGGCCGATGGAAAGACTGATGGGATATTGCTAACTTGGGCAACTGTGATGGGGGCGGATGGCTATGAGATTTGGAAGAGCGAGGATGCTGATTTCTCTACTGCTGTAACCATCATTCCAATCCCGCAACAGCAGCAAAACTCCTATTTCGACGCTCTCGGGGCGACATCCATACAGAGATTCTACAAAATTCGCTCCACTTCTGGAACGCTTGCAAAACCGCACACGCTTCGTGGGCCTTTGAGCGGGATCGTCACTGAGACTTCTGGCTCTGGAACCTCTGCAACCGATACGACAACTACCGACCAGACCCAATCTACGACGCGGTTTAGAGTGGACCCGACCTTTGTATAGGAGTAGGGATGTTCTCTGACATAAAAATTCGCGCTTATCGTCCTCAAGACGTTGTAAAACTGAAGAAATTCCTTGAGGAGTCGAAAATAGACGCAGACCTTCTTTTACCTCATGGTTTTGTGGGACAAGCTACGGAGACAGTAATCGCTGAGAATGAGAAAGACATTCTCTGCGCCATTACTGGTACTCTAGCCATAGTGCTGGACCCACTTGTAAGGAATCCAGATGCCAAGAAGATGGAGGTCGTTCCTGCTATTATCCAGGCTGCCCGTGCTTTGGAGTTCTACGGAACCATGCACGGTGTCACTGAAGCCTATGCTGTTATTTCCAACGACTTGGAAAACTTTCAGAGATTCGTCGAGCGCATGGGCTATGAAAGAGTCTCAGAGGGATGTGGGATTTTTAAGAGGTTGCTTGTCCCAAACGATGCGTGTAACCTCCAGAACAGAGTAGAAGGGAAAGAGGAGAAGGACGATGAAGGTCACGACCCGAGCAATTTATGATATTGAGACAGGTGCTCTTCTCTATGAAGAGTTCTTCTCCTACGATGGTCCTGTCGCTGAGTGTGGGAGTCTCAAGGGACGTGGCCGGCGCAAAGAGGAGAAGGCGAGGGCTAAACGTCTCGCCGACCAACAGGAGCGTCTAGCCGGGGAAGCTGAAGCTGTTCAGCGTGAGAGTCGTGCTCGGGCGGAGCCTTTCGTTCAATCTTTGGAAGCCACCGCTCCAGGTCAACTCTCTCCTTACTCCCAGGCCACGTATGCTTCTTCTCTTGAAGATATTATAAGAACATATAGAAGTCTTCGTGAATCTGGTCTAGCTGCCCTCAATCGTTCAGGATTTGGTCGCGCTCCATCGGGCTTCCGTGGCTCATTTATGAGCACCGCCGCTCGCGGAGAACAGGAAGCGTCAGGCAGGGCGTTTCGTGGCGCACTTCAAGATACCTATGGGCAAGGACTTCAGGCGCTTGGGTATCGGTCCGGTCAGCAACAGTTTTATGACCCAACCCGTCGAATCGGTGCTGCCTCTGACCTTGGACAACGTAGATATGGAATGCAAGACCCTAGTATTTTTGGAGATGTGATGTCTGGTCTCTCGCTCATGGCCGCACCTTTCTCGGGTGGGGCGAGTCTGGCTGGTCTTGCTGGGAAGGGATTGAAGGGGTTGGGTGGATTGTTTAAGGGGCCAGTAAGGGGCACTACTTCTGTTGGTGCTGGTAGCTGGGGTGGATTTTAATGGGTTGGGGAGGTCCAGTTACGCCGCGTCCCTCTGAGGACGTAAACCAAAAAGGTGGTGGTCTCGGCCGTCTCAACCAAATCCTTCAGATTATCAGCGCCGTATCCGCTCGGCTAGGCGCTGCGGCTGGTGATCCAAGGGGTATGCAATACGAGCAGCAACGCAAAGGAGAGGCCCGTCAAAGTCTCCTCGACAAACAAACGAGAGAGGACAGGACAGCGCGACTGGAATTGGAGAGAGGTCGATTTGGGTTGGAAGAAAAGAGATTCGAGCGCCAGGAAGGTTTGGATCGATTGAAGAAACCCGGTCGAATAATCACTGGCGCGAAAGGTGGTCTGTGGCAGATACCTGCTGAAGGTGGGCCGGCTGTGCCTCAAACAAGGCAAGCCCTCCCAGCCGAGGTATCTGGTGTCGCTCCCGGTACTCTGGGGCCTGAATTGCCGCCCGAGATGCAAGCGGCGATTGGGCGTGAAGGTGTTCAGATGCAACAGTTTCAAAAGCCGGCAGCGCCAGCAAAAGACGCGGCTCTCAACGAGTTTAGGCTTTGGGTGGAACAAAATCCCGACCGTCCTGTTTCGGAGTTTTGGGCAGGAAAGGCCGAGTACGCGAAACCGACCTCCTTTCAAGAGGAAGTTAGGTTCTATATGCAGAACCCTGAACTCTATCGAGCGATGAAAGGGGACAAACAAGCCGCGTTCACAAAGGATGCTGCAAATAAAGCCCACAGTACGGCCCTTGGGATAATGAGACAAAGGTATCCTTTTGGTGCCCCTGATGACCCCGAACAGTACGACAAGGAATTTCAAGCAGAGTTCGATAAAGCCCTTCGGCGGCTTGTCCCTGGAGAGGCTGCTCCGGTTGCTGCTCCAACTCCAGGGGCTAAAACCATCTCCTTGAGTGAGATTCGTTCTAGGGCCAGTCGTCTGGGAATTAGCGCCGAACAGGCTGTCGAAAACGCGAAAGCGGCTGGGTATGAAGTTACCCCATAATGCCTCTCCACGAGAAGAAGAAGCAACTCGATGAGATCGACCGCGTTCTTCTCGGTCAGGCCGGTAGACCGCCTCTATCCCCAACGAACCCACCCGATGAAATCGACAAAGCTCTTCTTGGGCTACTGCCCTCTCAGCAAGTAGTTGGATTCGATGAGGCGCATCCGTTTCTAGGGAAGGTCTATGATGTTCTTGGTACGGTGAATCGTTTTCTTCGTGGCCCCATTTCAAAGCAGCTTGGGGGCTCTTCCTTTGCTGAATTAGCAGAGGTTCACATCCCCTCTGCCGAAGAACTTGCCAAAGGTGGGACAACACTAGACTACTATAAGGCTATGGGTGCCGACGCAGCTAGAATTGCTGCACAACTCGGGGACTTCATTCAATCTCCGGCTGGCGTGGCCGCTCTTGGGGCAACAATAGGAACTGGTGGTGCTGCTGGCCCTTATATTGCCGCTGGGTTTGGTGCTGAAGCGGCTGTAGAGACTCCTGAAGCGATAAGAGCATACCTTGAGAACCCAACTCCTGAAAATCTCCAGAAAGCTCTGTTGACTCCTGGATTCGCTGCACTTATGGCTTCGGCTGCTGGTCAGGCTGCTAAAGCTGGTGCTCCTCCACCACCTCCTGCTGGAACATATGAGTTCCCCCAAGTGCCCCCCGAGGTAAGGGGTCCTCCTAAGCAACTTCGCGCCGCTCCCACAGTTCTTCCACCTCCCCCTGGTTCTGTCCTTGGTGCTTTGGATAGAACTGAATTCAAAGTTACTACCGAACCGCCGCGATCTTTTGCTGACATCCCCGAAGCTGGAGTACGCACTGGCGAACCAATGATGGTTCGTCCTATCAAGCGGACAGTAAAGAAACTGACAAGGGTTGAACAGGCTGCTTTGGATAGACAGTATCTTGAGAACATTCCCGAAGAGCTACAAAAAGGATTTGAGGCTGAGGGGATGGAGAGAACGTTCCTGGGTCAACCAGAAGCTCCAGTCGAACCCCGTCTCGTAATGGCTCCAACAGATGTTACGAGGTTTTTTGAGCCACCGACGCCAACATCAAGACAACTCCCAGCAATGGCCGGCCCGTCGCGTGAGATTCCTGGAAGACTACCGGGCGCGGCTCAGGCGAAGGAAGCGATTCCACTGCCGGAGAAGTTCGCGGCCCCTGTCGAACCGGGAATGCCTCCCGCGCTTAGAGAAGTGATTTCGCCTAAACCCGAAAGATTGGCACCAGAAGAGGTCGAAGCTCTTGCTAGACCACAACGACTTCTGACTGAGGCTCGACAGGCACTTGCTACGGAAGAGCGCGCGTATGGCCCGGACACGGTAATCGCCAAAGCTCTAAGAAAAGCGATTGCGAGACGAGAAGAGTTGCCCAAACCTCAACCTATCTCTCCCTTGGAAGCCAAAGAACTTGGTGTAGCCCCTGAGCGTGTCCCTGAAGTGTTGCGTCGTCAAAGGGAGGCTGAGGCTGTTGGGAAGAAAGCAGCCGAACGGATACCTGCGAGACCGTCACTCGTTATGAAGGGTCTTACCAAGAAGGAAGTAGCGAAGCGAGCAAAGTTGATAGAACGTGGAAAAGTTGAGGAGATTCCCGAAGTCTACCGTACAATGCCATTAGAGACATTAAAAGGATTCGCCAAGCAAGGCGTTCGTGCGGCCAAACAAGAACTCAAGCGCCGCACGCGGGGTGAGCGGGTTCCTGAAGACGCTGAAGCCTTTGATCTTGGACTTCAGGCCAATCCTATTTTTAACCCAAGGGTTTGGGAGACGATGGATAAGTCTATTTCTCAAACTATTACTAAACCTATTATTGAGAGAATAAAGAGTAGTCTCAAAAAATTCGTGGACGAAAAGTTACCGCCGGAGGTGGGTGATTTTATCAAGCGCCGACTTTTCTATCACAAAGAGGCCGAGAGGATTATCAAAAACGCCGCCTTAGAAACAGACCTAAGAGTGGATTTAAACGAGCAACTTCTAAGAATAGTTCTGGACGAGAAGCCCACCCCAGGAGAATTGCTTGTCGCTGACCGGATTTCAAGAGGCGTCCCGGCAGACCTGAGACCCGGAAACCTGAAGGAGAAGACGCGGGGGGTTGCCCAAGCACTTCATCGCCACGCTCAAAAGATAACATCTGAGAGGGCAGCGGTTGGTTTACCTACCCGTGACATATGGATGGAAGGGCCGAAGCACTGGTATCCGAACCTTTGGAAACAACACCTGTTTTCCCCAAGTATGGTCGCAGGCCGTCTCTTTGGATTTACAAAGGGAGGCCGTCGTTTCAAACCGCCCAGTAAAGAAGAACTTGGGAGTGTCAAATATCCCCGGAAGACAGACCGCTGGTGGGTAATGGACGATACCGGCAGATTGGTAAAAATGGGGAAAGGCTTCGCTGTTTTCACGGAGAAAGCTGCCGCCGAAAAGTTTGTGGCGGACAATACTGGCTATGTAATTCAATTCTTTGAAAAGGGGAAAGGCCACCAACTCCAAGAGCTAAGATTCAACAAAGCCAGCGCGAGAAGCAAGTGGATGAAAGAGAATCGGGATAGGATTACCCCTCGGCGGCAGTTTAAGGACGAACCACTACGAATCGTTGAGCCCATGACCCACGAACAAGCCGTCGCTCATGGGTTAATTGAGGACTTGGTTACAAATGTTCGGCATGGGTTTGGTAAGGAGATTGCACTCCTCGCTAAAACAAAGGCGTTGGCTAGATTGGGGAGGGAACTCGCAGTTGACACACCCGTAGAGGGTTACGTCAATCTTACTGAAAGAGGCTTCGTTATTCCCAAAGCTCTTTCTGAGAGGAACGTCGATATAGCCCGTTTGCGGGATGGTTATGTTCCCAGGGATGTGGCAGATACGATCATGGCGTTCTATGGGAAGCGCGGCTACGTAAATCGCTGGACAAATCGTTTTCTCTACACCGAAGGCCAGATGCGGAAGTGGGTAACAGTCCGCGCCCCCTGGCGGTGGGTTCGGCAAATCCCAGAGAACGAACTTCTGCTTGCCTTCGCTGATTCCAGAGCGTCTTTTAATGTTTTCGCTCGATGGAGAGCGGTAAAGGAGTTTACAGAGGGCCTTCGCGGCGGAAAAAGGACGAAAGCCTACAATGAGTACAGAAATTCAAGGCTAATCCAACAGGACTTCTTCCGAGGTGAATTCCAGGAGTTGTGGGATGTTCTCGGCAAACAGGGGCTTCTTGAGAAAGTCAATGAACTCTCCCTTTACGAGCGAACCCTGCTGGCTGCTGAAAAGAGCCCGGTCGCCAGGAAATTTCTACAGCTTGATCGTTTTGCAGAAAGGCTTTATCGCGCTGAAGACCAGTTTTACAAGTTCTATCTTTTCAAGACTCTTCGGGAACGGGGAGTGTCTGTTAAGGACGCCGCAGACAGAGTTAGCAATAGCTTCTTTAACTATTTTGATGTCCCCCCAATTGTCAAATCAGCCAATCGTATTATCCCGTTCATGCCGAACATTGCCTTTCAGTATGCTCGTGTCTTTGGCACCGCCCTTCGTGATCGACCAGCAACGGCTACAATGAAGATTGCCCTGGCAATACACGGTTGGTTCTTTATGCGCGACCAGTTTATGAAAATGGCCGGGATAACTGAGGAGGATTTAGAGGCGATGGGCGACCTTGCACCGGGTCTCCATGAGGTTATCATTCCGATCACAGACAGCAAAGGTAGAAATTTCAAAGTATCCCTTCTCTGGTTCCTCCCCTACGGGGAAATTTTCATGCTGAACGATTTGATGCGAGCCTACGACGTTGAACAGGGTGCGGCTGGTCTTCTCAGACGGTTTGTTCCTATGGTCCTTCAACCTCTAATGACGTTGGTTAGTTTTAAGGGGCCGTTTGGCCGAAAGATTCTACGCGGGACAGAAACGTGGGGAAGGGCAGCGAAAAAAGTAGCTGCGGCAATGGCGTGGGGATGGATGCCTGGACTTGCAGGGCAGTACTGGCATAGACTTTATCTAAACGCCACCGCCGGCCCTGAAAGAAAACAGCCTTGGTGGTTGCAAGGGCTTGTTGAACCCGTTACGGGACGAGTAGAGGCATTTCGTCCCGAAGAGAAGATAGATTTGGCGCGTGGTTTGAAGGCAGGAAAATATGGTAGACTTGCAAGGGAGATAAGACGAATTCAGAGAAAGGTAATAAAGGGTACGGCCTCTGCTGCTGACATGGAAGAGTTGAGGTACTTGAAAGGGCAGGTTCGGGAGTTCCAAAAGAGGGAAAAGAAATGAGAAAACTTCTCCTGACAGCCTTTTTTCTGTTCTCTTCACTGGGTCTCCATGCCCAAACCGTTCCCGTAACAGGAAATTTGAAGACAGTTCTCGGCGAGAATCTGGGATCGAACACTTTTATTAGGTTCAGGCTCCGAAACTACAAACCCAACCGTCCTCTCGTTGAAGGCGTTGGAATAATCGGGCAGACAACAAAGGACGTGACTCCCGATTCAAACGGCCTTATCAGTACAACCGTCTACGACAACGATTTCATTGACCCTACCAATACCTTTTACACCCTTGAGTTCTACCTACAAGGTCGCTTTGTTTTTGCTGCCAGTTACGAGATTACGGGATCGACCTTTGATTTCAATACAGCCAATCCTATTTCAACTGTTCCTACCGCCGCGATTCCTACCCTTGAATCCCGCGTTTTCACCCATATCCAATCGTCTGCCGCGACCACATGGACGATCACCCATAGTTTTGGTGTGCGGGAAGTAACGCTTGACTTCTACGACAACAGCTTCAATCGAATCTTCCCCGACCTAGTAACCCTGACTGACATCAACACGGTTACGGCCTTGTTCGTTGTCCCTCAAGCCGGTCGTGCGGTAGTGATGCGGGCTGAGAATGTGATGCTCAGTTCCGCTACCGGGGATTTTTTGTCGAAGACCCCGACTACTGCACAGTCCATCACGGGCGGGTTCGATTTGACGCTGGACGGGAATTTCCTGCTGTCTCTTACGGGACAGAACATCGGCTCTCCAACTGTGAGGCCGGACGCTTTTTTGGAGACAGTTACGACAGGAGTCCTCAACCAAGTTCGGGTAGTGGATGGTAACAAGTTCGCCCAAAACTCTACAGGACTCCAGGCGGCGATAGATGAAGTAGAAGCAGCCAATGGCGGCATGATCTTCCTGCCCTGCGGAACCTACAGCATAACCTCTGCTCTGACCGTCACCATGCCAAGTAATAATTTGGGTTTCAAGATGGTGGGGTCTGGTATATGTACGATTCTCCAGCCGTCCACAGGAATGACGGTTCTGACTATTGATATGGGGCTCTCCAACTACCAAAGTCTCTACTTAGCTGACTTCGCGTTCGACCTGAATAGTACGGACTCAACGGCACTGGCTCTCGCTCCAGCCGGGCAAACCTCTGTTGTAGATCGGCTATTTATTGACAACAACTCGGCGACCGCAACATCTACGCTCATAACAGTGGACGCCAATTCTCACCGGGCTACGCTTAGAAACATCAGAATCCGAGGGAGTTCAGCTACCGCAGATGCAATAGAAATCAACGCGAATGCCGTTGACCTTAACGCGCTCGACATCACGGGTTGCAAAGCGGCTGTCATAATTCCAGCCGGAGCTACGATCAACGCTCTATTCCTCACAAATTCTAGGCTCGACTCTAACGTAAATGGTTTCAAGATTGACGGTGCCGTTGCTCTGTCTAGCACGGTTGCTCACAACCATTTTGAGAGTAATACCGGCTCGGCCATAGATGTCACCGGGTTTGACGCCGGCAGCAATCGGGTCTTTGCTCTTACTGTACGGGACAATTACTTCACCGGAATGGACTTGGCCGCACAGGATGGAATCACCCTGTTCCGTGCGAATGGGGTTGTCGTAGCAGGAAATCACTTCAAAGGAACTGGCGGCGTTGCCGAAGCTGTCACTTTCATCGCTTCTGTCACTGATGTGTCGATAATAGGAAACACCGTAGATGCTGTCGGACTAGGAATGACCGGGTTTAGCGGTGTTCCACTAGCCATAAGCGACGTAACTATCACACAATTTAGTGTGGACCTTGGCATTAGTGGAGATATTCTGGCTGCTGCAACTGGTCAAGACCTTGGCTCAGCCTCGTTGCGGTGGGATGCTTTCTTAGAAACGGTCACAACTGGTGTCTTGAACAACATCCGTGTGGTGGATGGGAATAAGTTTGCTCAGACAGCGGCCGGGATTCAGGAAGCGATTGACGAGGCCAGCGCAGCAGGAGGCGGCGAGGTCTGGATACCAAGCGGCACGATTGCTCTTGCTACCACTGGTTTGACGATGAAGGCTGGAGTCACACTAAGAGGGGCAGGAGCAAACGCTACCTTCCTTACTTCTACTTTAACCTCTGGCGTCGTTATCTCAGGTGGCACAGTTGTCCAACTACGAATCATCGGTCTCAGAATTGATGGCCTCGACACGTCTGGTACAGCAATAGGAATAGACATTCCAGACAGCATCAATTTTCTTGTGCGGGATGTCTTTGTAGAAGATATGGGCGGCGTCGGGATTCAGGTAGATACCAGCGGCGGCGGAAATTCCAACTTGGGCGACTTCGACAACGTGCAATCGGATTCTAACGGTAGCGACGGCTTTTTCTTGACTGGCCCCAACTCCAACGCTATTGCTTTTACCGGCATGACTTCGGCTCGCAGCAACGAGGGCTGGGGTTTCAACATTGAGTCTAACGGAAACATTCTGGACGTTCATGGTGACGGCAACAATGGTGGGTCAAACACGGAGATGCGAATCGAGGGTGACGGCAACATCGGACGTGCCTGGCTAGAAGGCAACGAAGCCGGGAACCTGACCTTTACCGCCAACTCCGTAGGTAACAAGATCGAGACACTCAGCCTGATGCTGAGCGGTGGCCTGACCGATGATGGCACAGATAACATAGTGTACTATTCACGCAACGGCGTTGCCGGTTTCACTCGAATCAACGCAAGCGCCTCTGGTGGGAATTCTTCCTTCATATCCAACGCCCCGCAAGTGGCTTTTATCGGCAACGCCACTAGGGCAGGCCGAATACTATTCACATCCAACAACACGGGGGTTTCTACCGGAGACAAACTCTTTGGAGGTTGCAACGACCCTGGTGACGACCTGTGCGTCTTCAATGACGCAGGTGCGGAAATCTGGCGACTCACCGATCCTGGTTTCTTGACACTGGCCAGCGGTATGGTCATTAACCTCGATGGGGACGACGCCGACACACGGATTGAGGGTGTCGGTGATGCTCAACTTCTGTACGTAGACGCCAGTGCGGACAGGGTGGGAATCGGCGATGCTTCTCCAGATTCCAAGTTTGATGTGAACGGTGTCTCCGAGGGCCAGCGGTTCAAAGCGGCGGGCACGGCACTAGTCGCTGGTGACATAGCCATCGCAACAACTGGTGCATGGGGAGACACATCGGACGCCACAGTTGGGTCAGTCACAGGAAACGACCAGTGGTTTCAGTGGACGATAACAGCCGGTGGAGCCAACACAGGGGCCAACCCAACCATCGTGATTACTTTCACTGATGGCACTTGGACGAACGCTCCAATCGTGTTGTGCAACCGCCAGGACTTCAACGCCCCTGCCACCGTAACAGTCACCGTCACAACCGTCACCGCGACCGTTCTCACCTTGACGTTTGATGGGACGCCGACAGCAACCAATACCTACAGGTTTGCTTGCCATGTGGGGGGAATCTAATGAGATGGTTGCATCCCCCAAAAATTCTCTGTACCATCCAACTCGTTTAGGGAGGGATTAAAATGGCTGTAAGAAGCTACTCACGCGGTGAAAAGAACGTAATTTTTGACTCGGATGATGCTGGACTAGGGTTGAACTCCACCGGAGATGAACTCTGGCTCACTCCCTATATACATGGGGATCAGCTTCCTGAGAAGTTGTCCTGGGAGATTATCATGTCTGGTACGTTTACAGCCGGGGCAGTGGACTTAGAAGGGACGCTCGGACAAGAACACAGTATCGTTGCAAGCGCGGCTGTTCTATCAGTTAAAGCGGCGAGCGGTGGTCCAAATTGGTTCCAGATTGACACTATTCCACTAACCACCGGGGGCTCAACACTAAGATTCGTAACCGACAAAAAGGTTCGAGCGGTTCGAATAAGAGTTTCGACCGCCGTTACTGGGACTACCCCACGTGCTATTGTCGCCGTAGCCGCCTAGTTCTCCGAGGACTGATCGAATGGTAAAAAGACTCTTTTCATTAGTTCTCTTCACCCTGTTGTCTGTTCTGCCAGCAACAGCCCAAGGACCGGGGACGGAGCACGGTCGTTTATCCGTAAACGACCTTCTTACCTTTAGAGAATCCGCTGGTGATGCTACCTGTGCGACGGGTGATTATTGGCTGAAAGGAAACTCCTCTACTAATACCCTACGTGGCTGTGAAAACGGCAACTTGTTCGACGCAAATACCGCTGCCGGGGCCGCGTCGTGGTCCAGTCTGACCAACCCAACTGCTGTCACCACTTTTACCAGCGGTGCTGTGGCCGAGATTATGAGTTATGACTTCCAGGCCAACTACACTACTGAGCAGTTAGTTCTGTTTAAGACCAGCACGGGAACGCCGAGTGGTGGAACGCTTCTGACCCTGGAAGTCCACGATGCTGATGTGTTGCCTTTTGCTATCAGCGACGGGTCGAGCAATGTCTTCACGGTGGCAAGAACTGGCAATGTACGCCTCACGGCCATGTCTGCTCCGAGCTACGCTGCTGGGAACTTATTCTATGACTCCGGCAACGAGTCATTGACCTTCCACAACAACGAGCCCGACATCGCCTTGCAAGTTGGTCAGGAGATGTGGGTTCGGGTACGTAATGAATCGGGGGTGACAATCAGCAACGGGCAGGTCGTCTACATTGACGGGTTGGCTAGTGGCCTGCCACGGATTGCCTTGGCTCAATCCAACGCCGCTGCTACGTCCGAAGCCGTGGGCTTGGTGACACACGACATAGAGAACCTGACTAACGGCTATGTAACTGCCTTTGGGTTGGTACGGGATTTCGACACTTCTGCTTTTACTATCGGCGACCGCTTGTTCCTGTCGCCTACTACAGCCGGGGCCTTGACTGCCACTGTGCCCTCTGACCCCAACTTCTCCGTCCCTATTGGCATCGTTACCGAAGTCAACGTCTCGACCGGAGACATATTGGTAACACTCGGCCCGCCGCGCCCGCGAGGGGATACAGGAATTGCGGTAGTAGGAGGCGACCTTCGTACAGCTTCCACCGAAGAAGGGTTCTTGAATTCAGGTCCATTGACTTGCGGGGCAAGCACAGCCGGGTCAATGCGTGTTCACACTACCCCACTGCAATACTGCGACAACGCCGCAACCCCCGTGCTACAGTACGCTGCTTATGGCGCGTCGGATGGGGACGCCCTGGCTGGAGATTCCGCCACCAGTTTCTTTGACGCAGGCACGCTGGAGGATACCCGACTCTCTGCCAACGTGGCTCTAGCTACCGACACGCTGGACTTCTTTGCAGCAACTACCTCAGCAGAATTTCTTGGCATCATTTCCAACGAAACGGGCACCACAGGTCTGGTGGTCGCCAGCATCAACCCGACGCTCACAGACGTAACGGTAGACGACCTCATCACCTTCACCGAAACCGCTGGAGATGCTACTTGTGCAGCGGGAGATTATTGGGTCAAAGGAAATTCCACTAGTAACAAAATGCGCGGCTGTGAAAATGGAACCGCATTCGACTTGAACACGGCGGGAGGTGGGAATTCATTCGGGACTATCGGGAATGCGGTCGCCGATAGTGGAGCTGATACCCTGACCGTGACCGATAGCGGTACGATTGATTTCACCACCACTGACAATCCCGAAGATTTGACTGCCATCGTCATTGCAGATTCTATCACTGCGACTCAACTCGACGAGACTGTGGCCTACGCCTTTTCCAGCATCACCAACACCTTCTTCGGTGCGAGCTACACCGACGGCTCTGGAGCCGCTCCTTCTGCTGGAGTCCTACGCTGCGCCAACGCTGTGAGTTGTATTGCTGCTGAGGCTGCTCCAGCGGGCGCAGATGGGACAATCACATACGACGCCACCGAGCAGTGGGCGTTCAACTCCCCCATCGTGGTCAGTTCAGGTGGCACCGATCAAATACAACTCGGCTCGGGCACTAACCTTTCGACATGGCAACATACCTACATCGAGTTTGAAGGTGCGACCGACGATGGATTTGAGACGCGGTTCAGTATCACCGACCCCACTGCTGACCGAACAGTAACCGTCCCCAATGTGGACACGACCATCCATCAGCCTTTCTCCTGCACGAACCAATTCGCTCGGTCGTCTGCGGCTGCGACTGGATTGGTTACTTGTGCGACGGTAGCTGCTTCAGAAGTTACCATGTCCCGTATTGCGGGTTCAACCTTCTCCACAGCAGAAGACATGCAAATTGTTTTCCACTCGGCGGGATGGACTACTGGTGGTACGATCAACGATGCTGGAGCAGGGAATATCACAGTTGACGCGGGCACAGGACTTGTACGTTCGACTGATTCATCTGTGGGAACGATGCTCTGGTTTGATTGGAGTGCCCTGGGTTCAACGGCGATCCCTGCCGACACAGTTCGCTATGTCGGTGTAGAATATAACGCAGGTAGTCCCCAAATCGTAGTCCGCACTACTTATACCTGGGACTTTAACACAGACTTTCCTCTTGGCAATGTCGTCAATGAGGGTGGTACTTTGCACATTGAGAATGCTCCGCACGCAGTTGGGGATCACGCTAATTTTATGGTCCAGCGGATGTATGAAACATCTCCTCGCAAGCGGGATGACCGATCTGGTGGTTTAATTATCGGTGAAACCGGAACTCGTAATGTGACTGTAAGTGCAGGGAGTGTTTGGGAGAGATTGCAGACATTCGCTATCACGGCCATAGATACTTCTGTAGCTGATAGCTTTGACACCTACTGCACGACTACTAAAGAGGCTACGGGGGCAACGCAATGGGATAATGCAAATTATTGTAACTCCGGGACCCTGACGGCTCTGACATCAAATCGTTACGCTGCCTTGTGGTTTTACCTCGAATTGGATGGTGCGCTGCTCATGGTGTACGGGAATGCTCAGTATACTTCCCAAGCAGCCGCAGAGGATGACCCACAGCCTGTGACGGTTCCTAATCGAATCTCTGCTCAAGCTCTTCTGATTGGGAGGATGATTATAAACGAAGGAGACGCTACGGCACTGAGCATTGAATCAGCCTTCACCAAAGCATTTGCTGCTGCCACGATCACAGATCACGGTGAGTTAGCTGGGCTAGGCGATGACGATCATACACAGTACGGTTTACTGGCTGGACGCAGTGGTGGTCAGACTCTCATTGGGGGTACTGGAGCCGGTGATGATTTGCATTTGCAAACGACATCAAATGCCTCTAAGGGAACCTACTTTCTTGACGAGCTTACTACGAATGGGTTTCTGAAGACCGGGGGTGGTAATGGCACCCTTAGTGTAGCCACTAATGTGGCCTTGGCTTCCGACACGTTGGATTTCTTTGCTGCGACGACCTCGGCTGAGTTCCTGGGGACGATCTCCAACGAGACAGGAACTACCGGGTTGGTAGTCGCCAGTATAAACCCTACCCTGACCGATGTGACCATCAACGACCTAATTACTTTCACTGAGACAGCAGGCGACGCGACTTGTGCTGTGGGAGACTACTGGGTAAAGGGCAACTCGACCTCCAACACTATGCGGGGGTGCGAGAACGGGAACCTGTTTGACGTGAATACCACGGCTGGTGCAGCGTCGTGGTCATCTCTCACCGATCCAACTGCTGCGGTTACAATGAACTCAGGGGCGGTTTCTGAGTTACTGCAATTCAACTACACCGCTGCCTATGGTGGTACGGATGTTCTCTTCCAAATCGAGCAACTAACAGGGAACCCCGTAGCGGGCAGCATCCTGCTCGAACTGGTTGCAGCCGACACCGACATCCTTCTACTCAGCGCAGGTTCAGGGTCTAACACAATCGACATCACCCAGGCGGGTGCAATGTCCGCGCAAGGTACAGCAACCATCACAGCCACCGACCTCGCGGCTGACGCTATAGACGCCACCACCGACTTTGCCGCTGGCCTCTGTGTTGCCACTCAGATTCTTGAGCGCCAAGCCTCCGTGTGGGCTTGTATTGCAACTCCAAGTGGTGGTGGGGCGCGATGGGACGAACTCACAGCGCCTACTAGCTCGATTGACCTAGTT